CAAGTTGATTTTAATACTTTTGTAGCAACTAAAAAAGAAAAAGAAGATAAAATAATACTATACACAGCTTTAATATCATATCTTGATGCTATGATAAAAATATGTAGAGGTATATTAAATAAAATTCAAGTTAGATTAAACCGATTAAGTTTTACTATTGTTCAACAATCAACACAATCAGAAACTAATAACTCATTAGCTAACACTATTACTAACCAGACATCACAATTAGATTTAAGTGAAGAATTTATTAATAATGATGGTACTAAAACATACACTATAAAAACAATAACAACTCCATCAGGAGCGTTACAAGCAATAGCATATGACGCTTTTAGTATGATGAAAATAACTCAAACAGCTCCTAGTAAAACACGTAAAGCTGATGAACTTATTGATGAACTTAAACAAATACTAGAATAATAAAATATTTATAAACATGAAAGCAGACACATTCATAAAATTATTACGTAAAGTTGTACGTGAAGAAGTACAAAATGTTGTACGTGAGGAATTAGGTCTATTATTAGAAACACCAAAATCTGAACAAACTGTTGTTGAAACTCAAAAAACAACAAAAAATTCAATGATTGAATCAATTAAACCTGTTAAACCACAACAACCAGCTAAACCAATGTCATTCACTAATAACAATGTTTTAAATGACATTTTAAATGAAACCGCTAATGGTGGTGAATGGCGCTCAGTAGTTGACGCTACATCTCAAATGGCACCTAATTTTGGTCCTATGAATGGAGCTTATGGTGGAATGACAGAAACTGCTGTTGTTAATAATGTTGATCAAATGTTATCATCAGCTAGACCAGCTGGAGATGTTTCACAAGTACGTATAGACGCTGTGCCTGATTTTAGTGGATTGATGAAAACAATGAAAGAAAAAGGACAAATATAATGTTAAATAGACCAACATATAAATTAAATCCACAAGATTTAGGCCAAGCCAGAGGTATTGGAATTAATGTTCTTTTTAATAATGGTACTAATGTATTTAATACAACTACTACCACTAAAGAACAAGTTAAATCTAATTTAATTAATTTTATATTGACCAATAAAGGTGAACGATTGTTTGATCCTACATTTGGTGGTAATCTAAGAGCATCAATATTTGAACAAGACACAGCATTTGATGATATAGCAGCCGTTTTAGAAGCAGATATATATGCTTATGTACCAAATATAATAATAAAAAGTATAGATGTTAAAAAATATTCTGATGAAAATTTAGTAAACATCGCTATAAACTATTCAATAAACAACCAACCGGATAATTTAGCAATAAATGTATCTACAAATAATCTAACTAAGTAATGGCAAACGTACCAGATATAAAATATTTTGATAAGGATTTTAGTTCATTAAAGCAGGATTTAATTAATTATGCTAGAACGTATTTCCAAAACAATTACATGGACTTCAGCCCATCAGCTCCTGGTAATATGTTTATGGAAATGGCGGCTTATGTAGGTGATGTTTTATCATTCTATACTGATACTCAATTACAAGAGACATTATTGTTATATGCTCAAGAACGTAAAAATATAATTGCTTTAGCTTATGCTTTAGGTTATAGACCTAAAATAACATCAGTATCAACAGCTGAATTAGATGTTTACCAATTAATACCTTCTGATGGAGCTCCTAATTACAATCCAGATTATAGATATGCTTTAAAAATTGAGAAAAATTCTTCAATTAAATCTATATCAAACCCAAATATTACATTTATAACTCAAAATTCAGTTGACTTTAAATTTTCATCTTCATTTGATCCAACATCAGTCACTGTTTACCAATACTTTACATCAACTACTAATCCACAATATTATCTACTTAAAAAATCAGTAGAAGCTATATCTGGACAGTTAAAAACAGCTACATTCATATTTGGCAATCCAGAACAATTTCCAACTGTTACTATTAATGATTCAAATATTATTGAAGTATTACAAATAAAAGATAGTGATAATAATACTTGGTATGAGGTTCCTTATTTAGCTCAAGATACAGTATTTGATGAAACTCTTAACTTACCAATAAATGAGCCTAATTATTATGATGATGATGATAACTCTCGTTTCTTATTACGTTTAAAAAAAGTACCAAGACGTTTTGTCACTCGTTTTAATGATGATAACAACTTAGAATTAGAATTTGGTAGTGGTGTAACATCAGTTCCTGATGAAGTAATCATTCCAAATCCTGACAATGTAGGTATAGGATTAGTAGATGGAATCAGTAAGTTAAATATGGCTTATGATCCATCAAACTTTATGTACACGAATGAGTACGGTATTGCTCCTTCAAACACTGTTTTAACAGCTTCTTACTTAGTAGGTGGAGGTATTGAAACTAACTTACCATCAGAAGATATAGGATTAAATGATGTTGTAACAACAAGTATTAACACATATAATTTAGATCCAACAATTTTAACAACTGTTCAAGGTTCAGTTAGATTTAGTAATCCATTACCTTCTACAGGTGGTGGACCAGGTGAGACAACAGAACAAATTCGTTTACAAGCTTTAGCTAACTTCCCTACTCAAAATAGAAATGTTACTAAAGCAGACTATTTAGTTAGAGCTTTATCAATGCCTGCTAAATATGGTTATATAAGTAAAGCTTATGTAACACAGGATTATGCTATTGCAAATGACTCAGACAAGCAAAATTTCTTGACTAATAATCCATTAGCAATATCATGTTATATCTTAACAACTAATATAGATGGTAAGATGGCTAGAACAACTAAATCTATTAAACAAAATTTAAAAACATACTTATCATATAATAAAATGATGAGTGATGCTGTTATAATAAAAGATGCTTACTTTGCTAATATTAAAGTTAATTTTGATATAACTGTATTACCAGCTTATAACTCACAAGAAGTATTAACTAACTGTATCAACTTATTAAAAGATTATTTTGATATATCTAAATGGCAAATAAATCAACCTATAATCTACTCAGATATATATAATACAATAGGTACAGTTAAAGGTGTTCAATCAGTAATTAAAGTAACACTTGAAAACTTAGCTGGTGGTGATTATTCAGCTTATTCCTATGACTTATTAGCAGCAACTAAACAAGGTGTAGTATATCCATCATTAGATCCTATGATCTTTGAAGTAAGATATCCAGACACTGATATTTATGGTAGAGTTGTAACTTATTAAAAACCCAATAAAACATGAATTTAGACAAACTAAAAGGACACATTCCTGATAGCGTTATCGCTATGTTGCCTGATACAATGGCAAAATTTGAATTAAACACTCCATTACGTTTAGCACATTTTCTAGCTCAAGCTGGTCACGAAAGTGGTGGTTTTAAAGCTGTAAATGAAAACTTAAACTATGGTGCTAAAGGTTTACGTGGTATCTTTGGTAAATATTTCCCAACAGATGCTAAAGCTGCTTTATATGAACGTAAACCTGAAAAAATCGCTAACCTAGTTTACGGTGGTAGAATGGGTAATGGTCCTGAAGCATCAGGTGAAGGATATAAATTCCGTGGTCGTGGATTTATCCAATTAACTGGTAAAGACAATTATGTAGCATTTGGTAAAGCAATTAATGAAGACTTAACAGCAAATCCTGATTTAGTGGCTACTAAATATCCATTAGCATCAGCAGCATGGTTCTTCCATAAAAATGGTTTACATAAGATCGCTGATGAAGGTGCTAACGAAGCAACAGTTACTAAAGTGACAAAACGCGTTAATGGTGGAACAATCGGTTTAGCTGATCGTTTAAAACACTTTAACGAGTATTATAAACTATTATCATAGGTTTATGAGGTGTCTAATGGGGTATATGACAATCTGAACGCAAGGTTCAAGGAACAAAATCTAAATAAGATTGAAAGTGATTTGAAAAAATTACTAACGGAGTTAAATACTTCAACCTCATTAGACACCAATAAACTAAAATATGATTTAAACGAACTGTTACGTAAAATTCAACTGTTAAAAAATAAATAAAAGTTATATAACACAATATTTATACTAGAATAATACTAATATAAATGGGTGTATACAAAATTTTTCCTTCACAGGATACAACAATCTACACAGACTACAATACATTAAATGCTGGTTTGGATTCTATTTTAGATTTATCTAAAAATCCACCGTTTTTGTTTCCATCTTCATCAACTAGTCGTGTCTTATTAAAATTTGATAGTAGTGATATAACTGATGCTATTGCTAAAACAGGAGCTAATTTTACAGCCTCTTTAAGACTATATAACGCAACAGTTGAAGGAATTCCTACAAACTTTAACCTAGACATATATCCAGTATATGAAAGTTGGGATATGGGTACAGGACGATTTAATAATATTCCTGAAACAGATGATGGTGCTAGTTGGAAATATAGAAGTTCAAATCAAACAAATGCATGGGCTACATCAGGTACTGGTGTAGGTACAAGTTATTATACTGGAAATGAAGGTGGTGGTAACTGGTTAACTGCTTATTA